AACGAAAGAAACAATAATGGAAGAACAAGATCTGGGCTTTACAGGATATTTATTCCAGCGTATGAAGCTTTAGAAGGGTTCTTTGACGTTTATGGAAATGCCGTCGTAGAAGATCCAGAAGAAACAGTTAATGGTCTTGATGGAGATCTTATTACAATCAGTAGTAAAACCTACTTAAAAAACGAGCGAAGATCGTTTAAGGATAACCCTTCTGAGCTTAATGAAATTACACGCCAGTTCCCATTTACCGAAGACGAAGCGTTCAGAGACAGCATTGAAGGCAGTTTATTTAACATAGGTAAAATCTATCAGCAGATAGAGCACAACGAGGAGCTTTATCCAAATCCAGTGGTTACTGGTAATTTTACTTGGAAAGAGAAAGATAAAGAGGTTGTTTTTTCTCCTACCCCAAATGGAAGGTTTAAAGTGAGTTGGATGCCAGACCCAAGCGAAAGAAACATAGTTCGGCAAGAGCGTGGAAAAAGGGTTCCTCCGTTTAGTAACTACGGCTGCGGTGGAGTTGACTCGTATGACCTGGACGCTACTGTAGATGGAAGGGGCTCAAAAGGCGCTTTACATATGTACAATAAGTTTAGCATGAATCGCCCCTCAAATATGTTTGTTGTTGAGTACGCTTCCCGTCCAGATCTTGCTAGCATCTTTTATGAGGATGTTTTAATGTGTGCTTTCTTCTACGGATACCCACTTCTTATAGAAAACAATAAATATGGAATTGCAAGATATTTTGAGTCAAGGGGTTACGACGGCTATTTAATGGATCGCCCAAATCACCTGATGAGCTCGTCCTCTCACGTAAATGTAAAAACAAAAGGCATTCCTTCAAACTCTCAAGATGTTATTCAATCTCATGCTCAAGCTATAGAGAAATATATACATGAAAGCGTTGGCATAAACCACGAGACAGGCGAAGTTGGGAACATGTATTTTAATAGAACCCTTGAGGACTGGATAGGCTTTAAAATTGATAAACGAACTAAATTTGACTTGACAATTAGTTCTGGTTTGGCATTATTGGCAGCGCAAAAACCAAAAGAAAAGCCTAGAGCTGACTTCAACGATAAGGTCTTTTTTAGGAAATATAAGGTCTAGAATGGATTTGCTATATTTGCAAAATATGCGTAGAGCGATCAACAAACATGTATAACACCAATAACAAACGTAAAAGCTCTTTTCCAGACCCTTTAGCAACCACTGAGGTTAAAAAAACCAAAGAATACGGGCTAGAGTACGCAAAGGCAATTGAGTCTCAGTGGGGCAAAATAACTCAAGCCACTTCCCTCTATGGAAAGAGAAATGTTGTTTTTGAAAGAAGTCGAGACTATGCGAACGGAACTCAGGATACAAACATATATAAAAAGCTTTTAAGGTCTTTAAATCCAAATGACGGTGATGGGACCCTTTTAAATCTTGACTATACCCCTGTTGCAATTCTTCCAAAGTTTGTTAGAGTTGTTGCCAATAAAATATTATCAAGAAACCCTTACCCAAACCTTGAGGCTATAGACCCTTTGTCTTCTTCTGAAAAAAACAACAGAAAGAGAATACTGGAGTTTCAGATCGCGGCAAAAGAACAGCTTAAAGATCTTAAGGACAAGACGGGGATGATTATCGATCAAGATCCAGACAATCTTCCAGACACTCTAGAAGAGGCAGAGATTTTGCTGGGCACTAACGTCAAAACTGACGCTGAAATAGCGGCTCAGATTGGTACAAACATGACCCTTTCTTGGAACGATTTTACTGACAGTATTTTCAGGAGAAGTGTAAACGATCTTGTTTCTCTTGGTATGGCTGTCGTAAAAAGGTCAAATGATCCAAACATGGGTGTAAAAACGGAGTATATAGATCCGTGCAGGTTTATTCATAGCTATACAGAGGACCCAGGATTTAATGATTTGACTTATGCTGGACACATAAAAACGATAACTATTCAAGAGCTTAAGAGAATCGCTGGCAATGAGTTTACAGAGGAAGACTTTCAGGAAATTGCAAAAAAAGTAAAAAACAAAGACGGCAACGACGCAAACGCTTTTAATAGGCACTCCTACAATAATAGGATGATGCGACAGGAGTACGGTTATGACGAGTATACCGTTGATGTTTTAGATTTTGAGTTTTTGTCAGTAGATACCATTTTTTTCGAGCAAAAAGAAAATAGATTTGGTAAAATAAATTACTTTTTAAAGGGCTTTCTGGGCGAAAATAAAAAAGGGAGTGTTTACGAGAATAGTGCGGACAATATGGATGTAGTCACTGTCTATAAAGGCAGCTACATTTTAGATGGTGTTGATCAAGTTTTCAATTACGGGATGGCTTCTAACATCCCTAAAAACATTCACGATATATCTAAGGCGCGAATGTCTTATTCTGTTGTTGCCACAAACATTAGGAGCATGATTCCTAAGTCTATGGTAGACAGCTGCACGGGTTTTGCTGATATGCTTCAGCTTACCCATTTGAAGATTCAGCAAGCCATTTCTAAAGCAAAGCCAGATGGTCTTATCATTGACATTGAAGGGCTAGAAAATGTTCAGCTTGGCAAAGGAGGTGAGCTTCAGCCGCTTGATCTTCATGACATATATGAACAGACAGGTGTTTTCTATTATAGAAGTAAAAACCCAGAAGGTGGTTTTCAGAACCCTCCAGTTCGAGAAATAGGTAATAGCATCCGTAACATTAACGAGTTGATTGGGTTGTACAATCATTACCTTAGAATGATTCGGGATACGACTGGTGTAAACGAAATGATGGATGCCTCTACCCCAAAGGGCGATACGCTTGTTGGGGTTCAGCAGCAAGCCATTGCCGCAGGTAACAACGCTATATATGACATTACAAACGCCTCGATGGTGTTGTTTAAAAAGGTCTGTGAGGATATTGTCAAGTGTATTCAGATATTGCCCCCAGACTCTGTTTTATTTAAGGTGTATGAAAACGCTATAGGAAAAGAGAATATGTCAGTTCTCTCTTCATTTAGAGACCTACCTATGTACAATTTTGGCGTGCAGGTCGTTAAAGAAATGGAGGATCAAGACAGAGCTTATCTTGAGCAAAACATTCAAATGTCTTTGCAACAAAAAGAACTTGATATTGAGGATGCTATAGCCATTAGAGGCATGAAGGATGTTAGTCAAGCTGAGCGTCTTTTGGTTGTTCGCAGGAAAAAAAGAATTGCAAAGACTCAGCAAATGGCGCTGCAAAACTCTCAAATGCAGGCCCAACAAGCCCAACAAGCAGCGCAGGCGGCATCTCAAGCAAAAATACAAGAAATGCAAATGGAGGCTCAGCTGGAGGCTCAGCAAATGCAATTAAAGAATCAGTTAGAAGCTCAGTTAGAGCAAGTTAAGCACCAGTTTAGAAAAGAGATAGAACTTATTAAGGCTCAGGCTACGCTTGGATTTAGAACAGAAGAGCAAGAATTTAAAGAAAAACTGGAAGTTTTAAAAGAAGACAGAAAAGACGACAGAGTAGAAAAACAAGCGGCAGAACAAAGCAAATTGCTTTCTCAAAGACAAGGTAAAAGAGGCGAGCTTCCAGAGGCTGGAGATAGCGTAGACAATATTGTAAACTCATTATTAGGCTAAGATGGCAAGTAAAGCTAATTTAGATGTAGCAGAAAAATTAGACATCACCTGTAGAAAAGGAGACACGTTTGAGCTGTCCCTAAATTTTAAAGACAGTTCGGGAAACAATATTGCTCTACTTACTGATGAGTATGATTTTTTTATGCAAGTTAGATCTCCTCAAAGAACTTCGGCAGCAAAAGGTACTCTTATAGCGGGAACATTATCGAAAGGCGACCAAGCTAAAGGCGCTGATAAAAATACTAACATTGGTTTTAATTTTGAAGACATAGACGATAGCGGCAATGTAACAATTAGAGCCACCGCTGATACTATGGCTAACTTCCCAGCTGGCAGATATACTTACGACCTACAATACACCGTAAACAACAAGACCACTACTGTCCTCAAGGGCAGCTTTACTGTAAACGATGATATCACTGCGTAATGGCAAAGGTCACGGTCAGTTTAGAAAGGGGCGAACGTGGCGCCACTGGACCGCAGGGACCCAAGGGTGACAAGGGAGATACTGGGGATACAGGCGCGACAGGACCTCAAGGTATCCAGGGTCCACAGGGTATCCAGGGTCCAGCTGGAGATATATCAACCTCCAGTATTGACGACCTCACTGATGTAAACATCACATCTGTAGCCCCAACAAACGGGCAGGCCCTTATATGGGATGGCGCCAGTAGTGAGTTTGTGCCAGGAGATAGCTTTAGTCAAAGCGATTTTGACACAGCGTTTGGAAACAAGTCTATAGATGACTTAAGCGATGTGGACACCACCACGGTAGCCCCTACGGATGGGCAGGCTTTGGTGTGGGACAACACCGCCAGTCAGTGGGAGCCAGGAACGATTGAGGGTGGTGTCACATCTATTGTAGCTGGAACTGGTATTGGGTTGTCTCCCAGTAACGGACTGGGGGATGTTACGGTATCTGTAAACACTGCAATAGATTACCTCAGCCTTAAGATGGGGACTGACGTGCTTCAGGGGGGTGCAAGCCAACAAGACTTCACTAGCGCAACGCCTGTAAAGACAAAGTTTAACACAGCGAATGACAGCGAGGGGTCTGTCCTTACTGCTGACACCACTAACAATAGGATAACGGTTTCTAGTGACGGGTTGTATAGGCTGACGGCAAACATCAGTTTTTACTCAACACAACAGAGAATCACTCCTACAACGTTCTTTAGAGTTAATGGAACCACGGATCTTGTAGGGGAAAGTTACGGGTATATACGTGCTGCAAGCGGCCAAAACGAGAACAGTAACAACGTAACTCGTGTGGTGAGGCTTTCTGCAAACGATTACGTGGAGGTGTTTCATTTTGATGCTTCTACTCTTACTGGTACTGTGTATGCTACTCAAGCCCTATTTGAAGTTGAATCTCTCCCAGGTAGCGCAGCGGGTCCTCAAGGACCAACTGGCCCTCAAGGGCCTAGCGGCACTACTTTTGACGTCGTAGAGATAACAGCAGACACCACCCTGTCCAGCTCTCACACGACAAAGTACTTGGTGTGCAATTCATCATCAACGATAGATTTAACAGTGCCAGCTTCTGCCACTTATGATGCGTATGCTGAATTCGTA